GCGTATCCTCGCCCCCGATGGCTATGTGCACCTCAAAACCGATTCAAACTTCCTCCACACCTACACCGAGGCTATGGTGAAAACGAATAACCTACCCCTACTTTTCTCAACAACCGATTTGTATCACACCGAAGGGTTAGATGCCGAGACGCAGAAAATTCTTGCCATTCAAACCTATTACGAGGCGATGTGGATGGAGCGAGGCCTCAACATTCGCTACCTCAAGTTTCAACTTTTGCATGCGATAAGCCTGCGCGAGCCCGACATAGAAATTCCTTTAGACAAATATAGAAGTTATCATCGTCCCAAGCGCAGTAGTCTGAAAACAAGCAAATAATTTTGTACTTGAGCTACTCAATTCTGACATCAGCAACGAGGAGGTGTTGCGGCAGCTGGAAAATATTTATAAAAGCGGTCGAAGAGAAGTCAATACAGTTGTCATAAAAAAAGGAGACGCTTTGATAGATATTATTAAAAAAAGGAAGTAACCGTCATTCCGACCACATATGTGGACAAGGGGAACAGGATTACTTCCTTATTTAATTAAAGTATACAATAATTTTGCTTAAAAAGCAAGGGAAAGGAGACAAAAGAATTTGAATAATCGCGCTTTTAGACAAATAGTTTAGGAGGTGATCCAATGTCTCCCAGCGATAGGGTTATCATGCGATGACGATTGAAAGGAAAGGTTATGGTTACTAAAACTAAGATTAGATTTGGCAATCAGCATCCTACTCAATCGGTAACTTTACATTATACTGATAGCTTGGCTCAGGAAGCCATAGAGTTTTATCGAAAGTCTGGTCGGGATTGTTATCCTTGGCAAGTATCTTTGCTTGAAGCTATTATGGCCATAAATGATGACGGTCTGTGGGTACACCAAAAGTTTGGTTATGCTATCCCTCGACGAAACGGTAAGACAGAAGATGTCTATATTGTGGAGTTGTGGGGTCTGCATAAAGGACTTAGAATCCTGCACACTGCTCATCGTATCAGCACGTCCCATTCATCATTTGAGGAACTGAAAAAGTATCTGGAGGATATGGGGTATGTGGACGGTGAGGACTTTGTCTCAAACAAAGCAAAGGGGCAGGAGCGCATTGAGTTCAAGGAGACCGGAGCGGTTATTCAATTCCGTACCAGGACATCAAATGGTGGACTGGGTGAGGGATTTGACCTGCTTATCATTGACGAAGCACAAGAGTATACTGCAGAGCAGGAATCAGCTCTTAAGTACACGGTAACGGATAGCGAGAATCCTATGACTATCATGTGCGGGACGCCACCAACGATGGTATCAACAGGAACTGTCTTTGCTAGTTACCGCAAAAAAGTATTGGCTGGTAACAGCGAGTATTCAGGATGGGCAGAATGGTCTGTTGAGAAAATCCACGACATCAACGATGTGGATGCTTGGTACTTGACGAATCCGTCAATGGGTTATCATCTCAACGAACGGAAGATTAAAGTCGAGCTCGGAGATGACGAACTGGATCACAATATCCAGCGTCTGGGCTATTGGCCGACCTTCAATCAGAAATCAGCCATCTCAGAAAAAGAATGGATTGACCTCAAGGTTGAACCAATGCCTGGACTTAAGGGGAAGCTCTTTGTTGGAATCAAGTACGGCCAAGACGGGACCAATGTTGCGATGGCAATTGCTGTACGAACAGATGACGAACGAATATTTGTCGAAAATATTGACTGCGTCTCTGTCCGAAATGGCGTGCAATGGATTATCAATTTCTTAAAGTCTGCAGATATTGAAAAAATTGTAGTTGATGGTGCTAGCGGGCAGGAACTGCTAGCAGCAGAGATGAAAGAATTTGGAATCCAGAAACCAATCTTGCCAACAGTCAAGGAAATTATCACGGCTAATTCGCTTTGGGAACAGTCGATCGTACAGCAAACACTTTGTCACAATGACCAGCCTTCGCTGACTGCAGTTGTGACAAACTGTGATAAACGCAACATTGGCTCAAATGGTGGCTTTGGCTATAAGTCGCTATATGACGACCGAGACATCAGTTTAATGGACAGCGCTTTGCTGGCGTACTGGGCTTGTTATACAACGAAGCCTCGTAAAAAGCAAAAAAGTTATTACTAAATGAGTGCCGCAAGGTGCTTTTTTAGTGCACGAAATTACCGAACTGCCGGGAAAGCAGGAGAAAGGATATTTATATGTCAGATTTTACAGCAATCACTACACAAGAAGAACTTGACACAATCGTGAAAGCGCGCTTGGCTCGTGAGAAAGAAAAGTACGCAGATTATGACCAGCTCAAAACTCGTGTGAGTGATTTGGAAAAAGAAAACGGTGCGCTGAAGTCAGCAGCTGAAGCAAGCAAGACTAGCGCTGCAGATTACGATAAGCAAATCGCAAATTTGAAAAAGCAAGTGGCTGGTTATGAGACAGCAAGCTTGCGTACTCGTATTGCTTTGCAAAATGGTCTGCCAATTGACCTTGCGGATAGACTGCAAGGAAACGATGAGGAGAGCCTGAAAGCTGATGCAGAGCGTTTGGCCAGTTTTGTGAAGCCGGCTGAACCAAAGGCACCGCCAAAATCAAATGAGCCGAATGTCGGCTCAGAAAATGACGAAGATGCAGCACTAAAAGGAATGCTGCGAAATATGAGAGGAGAATAATTTATGGCAACATTGCAATCAGGGGATATGTTCCCTGTACAAACAGTACAAGATATTTTTAGCAAAGTAAAAGGGCATTCAACCCTTGCGAAACTTACCACACAAGAACCTATTCCATTTACTGGTACAGAAACATTTGTATTCAACCTTGAAGGAAACGCTGAAATTGTAGGTGAAGGAAATCCTTCAAGTGCTGGAAGTGCGACTTTGAAACCAAAAGTGATCAAACCAGTTTTAATCACTTATCAAGCGCGGGTTTCGGAAGAATTTGTACATTGTTCAGAAGAAAAACAATTATCATATCTTAAATCGTTTATTGATGGTTTAGCTAAGAAAGTAGCGCAAGCAATTGATATCGCTTCATTCCACGGACTAGAACCAAAATCAATGACAGATGCTTCTTTTAAAGCTACAAACTCATTTGATGGTTTAATTACAGGAAATGTAGTAACTTTTGAAGCGGATAAAATTGATGAAAATATTGATGCTGCTGTTGCGACTATTACAGCAAATGATTGTGAAGTGAACGGAATTGCGTTATCTCCAGCAGCAGGAGCGGCACTTGGTAAAATTAAAGTAAACGGGGTAGTTCAATATCCTGAATATCGTTTTGGTCAAAATCCAGATTCATTTTACGGAATGAAGTCTGATGTTAATAAAACATTGACGACTGTTGCAAGTACAGCTAAAAAAGATCATGTTATCGTGGGAGATTTTGAAAATGCGGTGAAGTGGGGATATGCAGAAAATATTCCGCTTGAAATTATTGAATACGGCGACCCTGACGGAGCAGGTCGAGACTTGAAACGTTATCGAGAAGTATGCCTGCGTACAGAAGTATATGCTGGTTGGGGAATTCTTGATGAGCAAGCATTTGCTCGTGTGGAGGCTTAATATGGAATATATTAATAAAGAAACTCTTGCAAGTATTGAAACAGACTGCGAGCTTGGCGGGGATTGGGTCCCCGCTTCGGAGCTTAAAGAGGACTATAAGCTGACTGTTCCTGAAATCAAGTCTAAACTTGATGAACTTGGAATTGAATACGATAGCAAAGCAGTGAAATCAGACTTGATTGCCTTATTAGAACAACACGAAGGGTAAAAGATATGAAGGACTTTGCAACAGTAGATGAGCTGCAGGAATTGTGGCGACCTTTAAAGCTTGATGAACAAAAACGAGCTGAGGCACTGTTGAAAGTTGTCTCTGCTTCGTTGCGTATTGAAGCTGAAAAAGTCGGAAAAGACCTTGATAAGCTGGTCGCAGACAGTCCGTCATATGCTCAGGTTGTCAAATCTGTAACGGTTGACGTAGTCGCTCGGACTTTGATGACATCCACTGATCAGGAACCAATGACTCAAATGACAGAGAGTGCCTTAGGCTACTCTTTTAGTGGATCTTATTTGGTTCCAGGAGGTGGACTGTTTATCAAGGACAACGAGTTGAAGCGCTTGGGATTGAAGCGACAAAGATTTGGGGTGATGGAAATCTATGACACGGATTAAAGGTATGACCGTGATTTTGATTGGTAAGAGTAAAACGGGAACTGACCCTTTTGGGCAGCCGACTTACGAAGAATCAGAAATCCCAGTCGAAAATGTACTGGTCAGTCCGTCTAGTACAGAAGACATCACGAACCAGCTCAATTTGACCGGAAAGAAAGCAGAGTATACGCTGGCTATTCCGAAGGGTGACAGGAACAATTGGACGGATAAAGAGGTTCGCTTTTTTGGCAAACGCTGGAGCACAATTGGCCTGCCGCAAGAAGGTATTGACCATCTGGTCCCGCTTGAGTGGAATAAGAAAGTGATGGTAGAACGTTATGAGTAATATGAAATTTAAACTTAATCGTGCAGGCGTGGCAGATCTGATGAAATCATCTGCTATGCAGACAGTTTTGACAAAACACGCAAGCAATATCAAAAACCGATGCGGTGATGGCTATGAGCAGGATATCCATATTGGACGTAATCGTGCAAATGCAATGGTGAGTGCTAAAACTCGCAAAGCTAAGAAAGATAATCTCAAAAACAATACACTTTTAAAGGCGGTGCGTTAAATGATTGAAGTTATCATCAAGAAATACTTTGACGGTCATTTAACTGTGCCGTCTTTTTTTGAACATCAGGCGAAAATGCCTGATAAATATGTCGTGATAGAAAAAACAGGCAGTAGCAAGAGAAATCAGTTGAAGTCGTCAACTTTTGCTTTTCAGAGTTACGCTAAGTCTATGCACGATGCTGCGCTATTAAACGAAGAAGTCAAAGATGTTGTTGAAGGCTTGATAGAGCTAGATGATATTAGTGGTGTCTCGTTAAATAGCGATTATAACTATACTGATACCGAAACGAAATCTTACCGGTATCAAGCAGTATTTGATATTAACCATTATTAAAATTGAAAAGGAGAATAAGATGTCAAATTCATCACATGTAACAACTGCAAAACCTAAAGTCGGTGGGGCAATTTACTCTGCGCCATTAGGTACTGAACTTCCAACAGATGCAACTACAGCTCTTAATACAGCGTTTAAATCATTGGGTTACATCTCAGAGGACGGACTTACTAACACGAATAGCCCAGAATCAGAAGACATTAAGGCTTGGGGCGGAGATGTGGTTAACTCTTCTCAAACTGAAAAAAAAGATACATTTGGTTTCACGCTAATCGAAGCGCTAAACTTGGCAGTACTTAAAGAAATTTATGGAGACACCAACGTAACGGGAGAACTAGCAACAGGTATCACTGTCAAAGCAAACTCTACTGAATTAAAAGACCATTGTCTTGTTGTGGAGGTTATCCTTAAAGGTGGTGTACTCAAACGGATTGTTATTCCACAAGGAAAAGTGACCGAAATCGGAGAAGTAGCCGTAGAATGCATCGCTATGCGCAGTGCCATTGAAGACCCCGAGGTGGAAGACGTTATTGTC